TTCGCAAGGCATGAAGGTTGTAGGTGCACTGTTGAGTATTATCCAAGCAGAGAAGCTAAAGGCCAGATAACGGCACTTGCAAAAGGCGAGGTGGATGTCAACGGTGTGCTATGGAACACGAAGGCAGAGACGCTTGATAAGCGTATCAAAGCTATGGCACGAAAAATGAAGAAATAATACGGAGGTGAGAGTGTGGACGTCAGGTATGGGCGCCAGACTCCCACAAGTTCCGTTGTTCTTCCTTACACGGAAACACTTGGCGAAGATGCCATAGACCTGTATAAGCAAAGTGGAAGAGAACCGCAGCCGTGGCAGGAGGCACTCGTATATGACATACGTGCAGTCAATGACGAAGGGTTGTTCGTGCATACCAAATTCGGCTATGAAGTGCCGAGGAGGAACGGCAAGGGTGAGATCATAACGATAATCGAGCTACAGGATCTGTTCGCCGGTCGTAAATGTCTACACACAGCGCACAGGACTACTACATCTTCATCCGCATCACTCAGGCTTGCGACTCTTCTTAGAGATATGGGGTACAGCGAGATACAGAGAGTGAGCCGTGATGAAGAGTACACGAAGTCATACACATACTCAAAGCAGTTCGGTCTTGAGCGAATAAGGCTTCTTGATACAGGAGGTTCGATAGACTACAGAACGAGGACAGCGAAAGGCGGACTCGGTGAAGGTTTTGACACGCTGATAGTAGACGAGGCTCAAGAGTACACGGATGATCAGCAGAGTTCGCTCCAGTATGTTGTGTCTGACAGCCCTAACCCACAGATAATTCTGTGTGGGACGCCGCCGACACTCCTATCACCCGGAACGATATTCCCGAAGCTTAGGACAGACTGTCTGAACGGCAAGACGGAAGACACGGGCTGGGCAGAATGGTCTACAGAGAACATATCGGACTGCAACAATGTAGACCTGTGGTATGAGTGCAACCCTGCGATGGGGTTTCAGCTGAACGAGCGAAAGATACGAGCCGAAGATAAGAGTGATGAACTCGACTTCAACATACAAAGACTTGGCTACTGGTCGAAGCACAACCTTCAGTCAGACATATCGGCAACAGAATGGAGCGAGATCAAATGCTCTAATGTGCCGAAGATATCGAGCAGGTTGTATGTAGGTGTCAAATACAGCAAGACTAATGTGTCTGTATCCGTGGCAAGTAAAACGGATGACGGCAAGGTGTTCTTCGAAGCGATCGATTGTCAGCCTATCCGAAATGGCACGACTTGGATAGTGAAGCTGATGAAAGACATGGCTCCAAAGTCCATCGTAATAGATGGATCCGGGGCGCAGAACGTGCTGAAGCGAGACCTTGAGGATGAACACATAAGAGGTATCATCCTGCCAACAGTCAAGGAAGTCATAGTGGCTAATGCAAGGTTCGAACAGTTACTGTATGAGCAGGGCATTTGTCACATGGACCAGCCGTCACTCACGCAGGTCGCTACGAACTGTCAGAAGAGGGCGATAGGCAGTAATGGCGGATTCGGATACAAGGCTTTGTTCGACCAAATGGAGATAGGGCTTCTTGATTCGGCGATACTTGCTGTATGGCAGTGTTCGGAGAGTAAGGGAGAAAAAACACAAAGAATAAGTTATTAAGGAGGCGGGCATGAGCTCGTCTTTTTAATAGATAAATTAAAACTACGTGACTACAACGGTAAAGAGTGGGAGGAAACAATATGGCAGAGGAAAAAACATTCACTCAGGAAGAAGTGAACAATCTTGTTGGTCAGGCGAGGCTTGAAGGCAAAGAAATAGGGAGAAAGGAGTTCCAGAACTTCATCTCACCAGAAGACTTTGCAAAGAAGACTGAAGACCTGAACAAAGAACTCGGCAACTTGAATGACCAGCTTAAAAAGCTGACAGATGAGAAGGCTGCACTTGAGACACAGCTGTCGGAAAAGGATGGCACTATTGCTAAGTACGAGACGGACTCGGTAAAAATCCGGATAGCAAGAGAGATGGGGCTTGCATACGGAGCGGAACAGTTCCTGCAGGGCGAAGATGAAGAATCAATAAGGAAAAGCGCTGAATCGCTCAAAGGTCTTGTAGGTACTAAGACGGCTCCTGAATACAACCCTGAACAGCCACCTGCAGAAGACGGTGTAACTGCGGCGTTCAAAAAACTTAACCCTAATATCAAATTATAAAGGAGATTTATTATGGCACAGGATACCAACAAACAGGAAAGCTATTCCAAGATCGTTGACGCGAAGCTTAGAGCTAACTCAGTATTCGCAGCAATCTTCAATCAGAGACATGACGGATCAGCAGCTGCAGGCGCAGTTAAGATCCCAGTAAGAACAGACGCTACAGCTGGTGCTTACGTAACAGCTACAGGACTTGCTATCAGCAATCCGGCTACAACTTATCAGACAATGGTCTGCGACAATGACTATGCAGTAAACGAGCTCATCGACGGATTCATGGCTGCAGCAGTTCCAGACGGAATGGTAGCAGAGAGACTTGATTCTGCAGGATATTCACTTGCAAACGTAGTAGACAGTGCACTCGCAGCTGACCTTATCGCTCATGGTACTGCTTCTTCAGACACAACAGCTCTTACAAAGAGCAACGTATACGAGAAGATCGTAGGCGACATCACTACTGTCAAGAAAGCAAAAGTTGACCCGACAAAGATTTGGCTTGCTGTTACATCAGACACATACGGAAAACTCATCCAGAGTTCAGAATTCGTTACAGCTGCTGCAAACGTAGAAGAACTTGGAGCTGGCTTCGTTGGCAAGCTCGCAGGGATTCCTGTATATGAAGCAATCAACCTCAATGGTCTGACAACAGGCTCAGGATCTTCTCTGAAGACAGTCGACTACGTAGTAGGAAACGGTGACTTCTGCCACTTCGCTATGGCATGGTCTGCACCTGTTGCTGTTAATGATCTTGCTGACGGCGCTCACATCGGATGCAGTGCTGTTCAGGGCAGAATCGCCTTTGGTTACAAGATCACACAGGCGACATCAGTTGTATATCACAACGCTTAATTAGGAGGTGGCCTCAATGGCAGACTTCGCAACCATCAGCGATATATCAGCTTTGTGGAGGCCTCTGAGCACATCTGAGACGGAGCGGGCGGAAGCCTTGCTCCCTGTTGTCTCGGACTCGCTGAGAAGTGAAGCCTCAAAGGTCGGCAAGGACCTTGATGCGATGATAGCCGAAGACGAGACGCTTGCGTCTGTGGCGAAGTCAGTCACAGTTGATGTGGTCGCCAGGACGCTAATGACTTCTACCGACTCCGAGCCGATGACGCAGACGTCAGAGTCAGCTCTGGGCTACTCGTTCTCAGGGACATATCTTGTCCCTGGCGGAGGTCTGTTCATAAAGAAGAGCGAGCTCGCAAGGCTCGGCTTAAGAAGACAGCAGATAGGGGTGATTGACCTATGGCCGGCCACATCAGAGGAATAGATGTCATCCTATACGAGAAGACGCAGACAGGTGTAGACGAGTTCAATAACGAACAGTACGAGGAAGTGCCGGTAGTTATCCACAATGTACTCGTAACACCTTCCAACGCACAGGAGCAGCTTGATTCTCATAACCTTTATGGGAAGAAAGCCATCTATACTCTTGCGATCCCCAAAGGTGATGAGCACGACTGGGAAGATGTGAGAGTATCGTTCTTCGGTAAGGATTGGAAGACGTTCGGCATCCCTCTTGAAGGGATAGAGTGTGACATCCCGCTGGACTGGAACAAAAAAGTGACGGTGGACCGCTATGAATAAGTCGGGCTTCGAGTTGAATAGAGATACAGTCGGTCAGCTTCTGAAGTCGCAGGAGATAGCTGATGCTTGTATGTCCTGTGCGCAGGGAATGGCACAGGTCGCAGGTGTCGGCTATGAAGCGAAGATGATGGGTACGAGAGTTATCGTTGTATCCGTTACTGAAGAGGCTGAACAGGACAACCTGAACAACAACACATTACTTAAGTTAGGGAGATAGAAATGATTGAAACAGTAGTACTTAATTATTTACTTGATGAAGGCTTCAGCGCCTACATGGAGAGACCGTCAAAGCCGCCTAAAGAGTATG